CGCACCTGGCTGATAGGTTCGGACGATCTCACCGTTTGGCCCATTCCTACGGGCATTGACACCGATATCGGTAGTAAGGGTAGCTACACCGTCCTCTTGTTCCAGTTCGCTGGTCGGTACATTGACAGGTTCCTCTTCCACCTCACTAAACGTAGCCCAAAGTTCTACACCCTGTGACTCGCTGTTTGAGATAGCTGCAAAATAACGTGTACTGCCCTCTACCCAAGATATGTAGCGATGGCCGTTGCCGACCCACTTCTCCGTGTACTTTTGGACGTCCCCGGCGTTAAAGCGTTTACCGGTATCCGGCCCGGTCGGACTGTCCTTACGGATGATGATCTGATCATGCGTAAATGTAGCTAGCCCAAGCTCAGACTGCAGCTGACTCACATTATATTTATCCTGTACCATAAACTTAGGTCGCAGGTAGCCATAGATCGTACCCTGGTAAGACAGTGGATATAAAGTTGCTCTAGGATTGTTACAGCAGTTTTGTGTAAATGCTTGGCCGTTGCGGTATATAAAGATATGACCATACTGTGGATCGCCACCAGCCGATACTACGATATCGCCGTTTTGTGGCGCTGTTACTACGTTACAGATATTGAGGATACCGTTATTGGCTCTGTTAGTCCAATAGTCAATGGCGTTACCATACGCTTTGACTCCACAACCTCCATACTTCAAATAGGCTTTGATCAAGGATACGCACTGTCCGTCATACGGGGACTCCCAATTGACTGTAGTTCGGTTGGATTGATTTCCGTTAGTATCAAATACTTTACCCTGTGCATAGGCAAAGAAATTATCAAATACTGTCATGCTCTACTCCTTCCTTATATATAAAGGAGAGCCAATCATCGGATTGACCCTCCATCTTTAAATACTCTTTCCTGGATTTCTTCTTTGCAGCGTTCCATCTCACTGTTATTGTTGCCATCTAAAGCATGGCTCAGTAGGGCATGGAGCGATTTAAGCGTGAGCGAGTTGATCTCCTGTTGCTCGATCATCGACTGGTTATCGTTGAGCAATTTACTTTCACATTTGGCCATACGGTCCTCTAACTTGGTAAGCCGTATGTTTTGATCCTTATTTGGCTTACTTGCAAGGTTGATCAGCTTGCCGACTGCCACGATTGCGGTGCAAAGACTCCCCAGCGTAATGACCCCAGCTACTAATGCATCAATGGTCATATTACTCTCCGGCGGAGCTATCAGTCACCCCGCTCTTAGACCAGCCTCCGTTAAAGCCATTGACGGCAGCCTCGATCAATGTTTCCAGCTCTGTCGCCGATACATTGATACCCTGTTCGGCCAACAGTGCAGATGCACGTTCAAGGGCCATGTCGAGCTTTTCCTGGCCGTGCAGATCCTTGCAGATCTGTTCCACATACTGCACGGTCGTAGATACTATATCCTTTTTAGTCTGTGTGTCGATATACTGTGTATATAGCTTTTTAACTTGGTAGCCAATGATACCAGCCACGACCATGACGATAGTACCGGCCAACTGTAATACGGCCGGCATCAATACTTCCATTACTTGTTCCATATGTTATTCCTCCACTTTTTCAAAATAATGTCCGATTAAGGCATCAGGAGCATAATTCAATTTGACCTCCTGTCCGTACAGTTCCTCCGGCTTTTCGATGCCACCTCTTTGACAGAGGTACAGTTTGTCTTGCCAGGAGTAGTACTTACCATAGATACACGTAAAGCCACTTGTGGTTACCGACTCGGGTACAGGGATTGGATCTTCCAAAGTTCCCTCATGTTCATCCTTGTCCAACTGCTCAAACAGGGTAGGATCTTTACCCGGCCAGTAATCGGTATTCTTATTATGGCCCTTTGCGCATTTCCATAGCTTGTCATCATAGTTGACACGTTTCCCTTCCGGGATCCACTCGCCATTGTTCAGGTCTTCCCAGTTATCAAACAAACTCTTGTGCTCCAGCGCATCCTCATCCGGCATATTGTCAACGGCGTACTTTAGAGCAAACTCCCGGTCATCGGTAAATGGATCTTCCGACACCTTTTCGAGAGTAATCTGATATACCGTTTTTTCGTCGTCCCCGACACGCATATTAAAAGCTTTAACGATCGTATAGCCATCATAGGTCGTATCGGCGTAGCTAAACGCCTCACACATTCTAAATGCTCCAACGATGTCATCCATGCCTGCCTCGCACATAAAGGTAACCACCAACTGTTCATTGATCTGTTGGATCAATTCGTTGCATAAAAAGATTGGCAGTTCGCCGATGAGGATATCTCTTGACGGCTCTTCGTAAATTGGTTCTTCTAAATTTTCATCCATGACTAAACCCTCCATAATAAAAAAGCATGCAGAAAGGAGATCATACATGCTTTACAAACAAATATTAAATGACTGGTTAGCAGATCAAGAGATCTACAAAAAAGGCGGTACGTTTACCGTCTATTACAACGTCGCACACAATCAAATACTGCCTCATTTAGGTAATATGGATGTTGAGCAGATTGATAGTGAGATACTGCAGGATTTTGTACTTGGCCAATTGGATCATGGCCGAGTTGACGGTAAGGGCGGTATCGCTAAAAGTTATGCTGACAGCATAATCAGCGTACTCAAACTATCTCTCAACCGTAAGGATCTCGAAATCCGGTTACCCTACAATCCGCCTAAGGAGGTTGAGATCTTTGACAAATCAGATCAGATCGCATTGATCAATCACCTCCAGACCGAGATCAGTTACAAAAACTTTGGTATCCTGTTGGCCATCCATACCGGTATCCGTATCGGAGAGCTCTGCGCTCTCAAATGGTCGGACATCAATTTTGACTGTCAACTCTTACATATCAACAAGACCATGAGTAGGTTGTACACCAAAAAAGATGGATCAAGGCTCGTCATAACCTCGCCAAAATCAAAGGCAAGTATCCGCACCATACCTTTAAATAAATGGATCATGCAGTTTGCCGTCCTGCTGCGAGGCGAGCCGGATGAGTACCTCATTACCGGCAGAGAGCAACACATCGAACCTAACAAGTACCGTCTATTTTACAACAGAGTCTTAAAAGAGCTTGAGTTACCGCATCATAAGTTCCACGCACTCCGTCACACCTTTGCGACGAGGTGCATTGAGTGTGGCTGCGACTACAAGTCGCTTAGCCAGCTGCTTGGCCACAGTAATGTAGCCATAACCATGAGCATGTACGTCCATCCACAATTGGAGCTAAAACGTAAATGTGTAGAGTTGCTCGCCGATTACTATCAGCATTAAATGTATGACTTTTACTGCTTCGTCAAAGGGCGGCGAGTACAATCATGCTATTACCATCGACGAGATGCCATCGCATAAACATGATATATCCGCACCTATTGCATCGACCTGGACTAATGCTGGCGGAAATAGTATCCAGGGGAGTAGCCAGAGCCAAAACCCGTATAACTTTAGTTGGTGTAAAGAGGCTGGTGGTAATAAACCCCATAACAACCTACCCCCTTATCAGGCCATATACTATTGGCATCGTGTTAGCTAGTACGATGCCAATAATAAACGACCTGGTGCGGATTCAAGAGACTGAAAGGTTCGGCTTTCATGCTCGAATTAACCTCGGCCATTAAATAAGGTAATGTCTTATCACTATCCGTAGCTGTAGAGTAGATTTCCCACAAACTACCACCAGACGCATTCGATAACCATCGTCCTGCCCACAAATTATCCGGTACAGATTTGACCCTATGCTCATGCGGATACATGTTAGCCATTGTGAGAGATCTATTGTAATTCCCACCGGTAGCTCCGGCAGTAAAAGTCATACTTACGCAGTACGCCGCCAATAGTACACTCCCGTAGCCGGAGGTAGGTTGTTATGTGATTGACCGCCTCCGATTGTTTTGGTTTCACAATACTTAGAGCCAGGTGTTTGACCACCCGCTCTAACAAATGGCAACTTGTCATACTCTGTTCCTTGCCCACCATCAATACCATTTTGATATACAGCCCCATGAGCATGTGCAGGTATCTCATTTGTGTTCAATTTATGATAGTACTCTCCATACGTTCCGAGAGCAGTAAAAGTCATACTTGTACTACCATCATTTCCGGTGCCCGCACCAATCAAAACTCGGCCCGGTGCAAACTGCTCCCAAGTACCACCAAACTGTGTACCAGGATTGGTGCCGGTCGTGTTAATGATGACCGATCCAACCGGGTAAATAAACTTACCGATGACCTGCTTAGCTAGAGATCCTAAGGTCAAGTTGCCCATCAGATTGATGGCCTGTCGGATTCGAGCTGGCAGATTTAGATCAAAGTAACTGTCATTTGGCGACTGCATACCGACAGCCATTGAGTGGCCATTGGCTCCAAAGTTCATCAGGGCAAAACTGATGTCAATGGATTTCTCGATCGTGTACGATCCAAAATAATCGGTAACTATAAATCTAAAATCAAAAGCACTATTGACGTCAAACGTCCTTGTCGATAGATATTTACCGCTCTTAACATAGTCGGTATAGGTAACAAGCGTTGTCCAGGATGATCCATTTTTGTACTGGATACTAAACGTGTGGGTATTACGGTTGTTAACGTTGGTTATGCTGTAAGCATAATTAAAAAGCGCATAGGTGCCCTCATCACTGGCAGTACCGGAGCTGTTGGCTCGTGTAACGGTTGACTGCGTGATGGCAGGAGCGCTATACGCTACTACATTGACTGTTTTTGTACTTGTGGCTGTACGGCCACGGCTATCGGTTGCCGTAACTACGATAGATATGTTACCGGACGAGCTGATCGTACCAGTCGTAACCGTGGTACCTGAGTAAGTAAACCCATCACACGATACGCTCACACTCTTGATCGTAGATCCGTTTGATCCGGATGCGGAGGTCACGATCTTTAAGGTCGATTTGGTCTGCACATACACACCAAACTGACTTGCAAGACCGGCTGTAGCCTCACTGATCGATACACTTGAGATCGATGGTTTGTACGTTGACGGTATTGTTGCGGTCACTGTACAGGTCTTGTCACCACCGACTTTGCTAGAGCCGTTATACGTCTCGCAGACAATCGTGATCAACAGGGACGTATCATTTGGTATCTGCGAGGCCAATGACGTCGGTATCGTCCACGATGTTTCCGTGTCCTGCGTTGGTACTGTACCAATCAACGTCTTTGTCTTACCGCCATCGGTCGAGTAATACAGCTTATGACTAAATGTTAATACATAAGGGTTGGTCGTAATCGTGACCGACGTACCGATATCCGCCTCTGTCTTATCGACTGACGGTGTGGTCTCGCCACGTGAGTCATAACTTAGAGATGCGCTTGGACTACTTGACTGCTGCCCACTTGATCCGGCATTGACAATCATGTACACCGTAATATTTAGCGACCCAGCACTATCCGATACAGGTACATCAAAGCCTGTCCCACTGGCGTAGTACCAGGCTCCGGCACTGTGGACAGTCGGTCCAAATAGTCGCTCATTACGGACCGTGCCATTTACATTGATGATACAGTTAACAGCCGCCTGTGATCCACCGGGAGAGCAGTAGCCCCAGTACGTTTCAATCCGCGCTTTATCATTGCCATAATTACGCGTTACGGTCACTCGACATGACCCCTGATTGGACGTCTGCCAACCGGGGCCATTGGTCAACCAGTAAGGTATGTTAATCGTAGTCTGTGTAACTGACATACTATGCACCTACCTTTTTAAAATCTAGCGATCCATTTGGTCGCGGACTGAAAATAAAATTACCGATACGAAGGCTTGTAACTATGTTCGCATCGGTAATATAAAGTTGGTTATTTGACATATAGGCAATCTCTTGCCCCGCCTGTTTAAAGCTTATGCGATCGTTTTCAATGGTTAAGGTAATCGTATTACCCGTCTCACCCAATTCGATTGACCCACCCTTAAATCGTATATACTGATAAAGCTCCTGGAACTTGGCCGAGTTATCAGCGTTTACATTTTCCAAATCAGCCTGAAAGCTGTTAAACTGCATCGTAAAACTATCTTTGGTTTGTTCCAGTGCAGTTGATATTGTACCTAGCAAATCGTCCGTCTGGCCCTTTTTGTAGTAATCTTCCGACACCTCTGTCCGGATGGACTCGCTCGTCTTTTGGATCTCTGATTGCATCTGTTTCTCGGCGTTGGCAATCTGCTGCAAGGCATCGGCGTATGTAGCCTTGACCGCCTCATAATCGGTCGATAACTGCACCTCGCCATACTGATAGGTGAGATCGTTAAAGACCGTTACATCGACAAAGTACAGGCTGTCCTGATTGCCAAGCTTATACCCTGGCATCTCATCGGCCCATGCACTAGCCGGTGGATAGACTGTCGGCTTGGAGGGCTTGGAAGTAGCCAACTGATAAAAGCGGTAAATGCCCTGTACATCGGTAACGGTAGCGAGGGTAATAACATCAAAGGCTAATATCATATTAGTAACCCCCCCCCGACTGAATCTTCGGGTGCAGGTGTCCACGGTGTGGCCTTTGTGCCGAGTTCTATTTTAGGAGAAGATAGATATATTTTGTCCCCTATTTCCCATTCAGAATTATCTGCATAAAAAGTTATGGCCACGTTTGATGAACCAACCCTTTTAACAGCCCCGGTTATCTGAAATCTTTGCCATGTAGTAGTAAATTCCGATCCGTCGCTACTAGCATCTAAAAACTCGCATCTAACCGATTTCACTTTTATTTTCTTGCTCGCTTTAACATATCCAGTGACAGTTACAACGTCCCCAACAGATAATTTGTCAATGTAATTAGGACCCCGAAAATACGGGCCTGTAGTTGAAAAAGAGGGAGAAAATTCTGTAAGCTCACAAACCAACGCTTGCCCTGAGGGAACGTTACTATCAGAAACGGTTGAATACTTAAACCCACCCAATGCTCCCACCATACTAGATGATAAAAAACCTGAGTTTTTAAACAAGTTCTTGCCCGTCGGTTTTAAATCTGCCATACTATCACGCCTCCAACTGTGCACGGTATGTTACCGTGCTTTCTTCTTGCCCCTCGCTGATCACACGAGTTAGTCCCGTGGATACAGCAGACGTCTCATTATTGCGGTACCATTTGACGGTTGCTATCTTATTTATCTCTGATTCCGTCAGCTCCTCATTGCCTTGATACACACGCGCTTTTAACGTGGTCGCAATGCCACTGTTTTTAAAAATCTGTCCGGCAGAGGACTCGATGATCAGTCGCAAAGGCTGATCTGCATCCGCACCATCGACTCCAAATCTCGACACCGAGTAAGACGTTGTGGACTTGCCATCGGAGTAATTAACGATGGTACGAGTCCATAAGTATTGACCGGCGGATACTGTCGGTATGCTTGATGACCATGTACCACTAGGTACGGTCGTACCACTTGTGGATACCTGGTAGGTTACGGATGTGGATGTAATCGTAATCGATGTCCCATCTGATCCGTCCAAACCACTGCGAGATACGCTGTAGGATACGGTTTCCTTACCGTCACTATAGACTACGGTTGTACGCGTCCATAAGTACATGCCCGGAGCGATATTTGGTGGTGACTCTAGCCATTGGCCAGTTGGCGCTACGATACCGGACGTATGAGCCTGATAGACGACTGACGTTGATATAATCGTTACACTTGTACCGTCTTGTCCGTCAGATCCATCGACGCCATTACGTGATACGGAGTGCTGCGTAACACTGGTACCGTCACTGTAGGTAATGACTGTCCGTACCCATAGGTACTCACCCGATTGCACCTCCGGGATCTCTGTGAGCCACTCTCCGGTTGGGATAGCTGTACCACTCTCCGACACCTGGTACGTGATGACCTGGTTAGTGATCGTAATGGACGTACCATCGGTCACGGCCGCCAATGTGATCTCCGTCATGGCTCTTGTTTGCCCATTAGCATCGACCGCTACGATTCGATACACCGCACTTGGATTTAAACTCTCACGAGATACGCTGAGTGACGTGCCTGTGTAAACGAGAGCGCTATTTTTATACCAGCTAACGGTAAAGTTGCTTGTGACGTCCTGTGACTTATCTCTCACATACGCAGTAAGTACCGTATGATCTACGCCCTTCGGCAGGATCAGACCTTTGCTTGATGATACGACCAATTGATAGGTCTTGTTCGCATTGATCATCTCCTGCATCTGTGTCAACAAATCACCGCTGATCTGACTCTCAATCTCGGTAAAGTTATCCAGGACTGTCGAGCATTTAGTCCGGTCGGTAAAACAGATCTGTTGCTCTACGATACGTGCCTGCAGATATAAGACTGGCTTAAATTCCGCATCTTCGATGGTGTAAGTGTCCCCAATGTTGCCATCGATATAGCCCTGTACGTCATAGGAGTTTTTCGGCACACAATTCTTGCGCAATTCCGCTAGTGCCCTTCCGTACAGCATATTGACGTTGTCCGTCTCCATAGTCCACATGTAGGCAATCCATCGGTCATTGTCCGCACCCATAGCAAGGCTTGGGAAACGCTCTCTTGACTGCATAGCCCGGATATCTCGTCCATTGGACTCGTGCCAAAATTCAAGATTTCCGTCAGCGTCATATTCTTTTTTGTCGCCCAGCCCGGTCAGTGTCAGTCCATCTGTACCGGTCGGCCTTATGGCCGTATATAGCTCCGTGATATCGGATGTTTTGGTAATACCTTCGATACCCTGTCCATA